TCCGTTGTTGCTGGTGTTTTTCCTTTGTTCCATCTTATGTTTGACCCTGGTGTTAAGGTTGTCGTACTTGTGTCACGAACTCAGTCGCACGCTACGAAGCTCCTGGGAACAATCAAAGATGTATTAGATTACTCTCAAGAGTTTCGATACTTCTTTGGGTATTGGGGTCAACAATCGGCACGCAAGTGGAGTAATAATGAAATAGAACTAAAAGATGGTAGTATTGTTATCTGTAAAGGTACAGGACAACAGATACGTGGTATTAAACATGGGAATCAACGACCGACACTTATTATACTAGATGACCCAGAAGACGAAGTAAACACTAAAACAGCAGAAGCAATGGAGTTTAATCTGCGTTGGCTGCTTCAGTCAGGTGTACCTTCTCTTGACCCTATCAAGGGTAGGATTGCTGTTATCGGAACTCCACAACATGAACGATGTCTAGTGGAAACATTGAAAGCTATGGAAGGGTGGAGAAACTTAGAGTATCGACCTGACATGGATAAACAAGTACCATTATGGGAAGAAGTATGGCCTATAGACAAATTAAAGAAAAAGAAGTCTGAGCTAGAAAGTATTAATCGTTTGTCTGTATTCTATAGAGAATACTTATGTCAAATAGTAGGAGATGAAGATAATTTATTCAGACCAGAGGACTTTCAGTTTTATGATGGATATATTGAGACAGACCAGGCAGGGTTGTCGACCCTCGTTCTGACGAACCTTAATGGTGAGGAAGTAAACGAGAGACGACCTGTGAACGTGTTCACTGGTGTCGACCCTGCTAGTAGTACAAGGAAAACAGCAGACTATAGTGTAATATTTAATATTGCTGTTGATAAAGACAATAATCGTTTTTGCCTACCTTACTACAGAAAAAGAGCAAATCCTCTACAATTAGCAGATGCTATTATAGAGAACTTTAAAGTATACGATAGTGCTAAAACACGTATTGAGTCTGTTGGGTATCAGGAAATGTTACGTCAATACATTAAAGAAAAGTCAGAAGAGTTAGGATTATTTATTCCTGGACTAGAAGTAAAAGAAAATCCTAGAACAAGTAAATCATACCGATTAGAAAGTTTACAGCCATTATTTGCAAACAAGAAAGTATTTATGAAAAAAACAATGCAGGCCTTTGAAGATGAACTGCTATTGTATCCCCGTGGTAAACACGATGACTTACTAGATGGATTCTTTTATGCTAACAAAAATGCATATAAACCATCTCACGATGAAACTACTAAAGAACAACAAGAACAATTTAATTTTTACAAGTCTAAAGTAGACTGGAGATTAATGTAAAAAAGTTCTTGACTTTTTAAAATATTTGTTTATAAATTCAAAGTTAGAAATGGCTGATAAAAAATTTGCAAAATATCTTATGAGTTTTGAGGATTTCATTTCAAGTATAGATAAAATTGAAAAGATAGAGATACCTAAAGATTACATAATGATTGAGCATGGACATACAAAAAAGAAAAGCAAAAAGCAGAAAGCCAGAAAGCCAGAATGAGTTAGTATTTAACTATGACACTGGTAATTTCGACGAAAGAGAAACACATCCAGAAGTACAAGTAACCAGAGAACTCTGGACTCAGTACAATTCTTCAAGAGAGCCATGGGCACAAAAGTTTCAAGAGTCAATTGAATTTAGAGCAGGTGCTCAATGGACTAAAGAACAACAAGAAGTACTTGAACAACGAGGACAAGCACCGATTGTTGTTAATCGTATTCATCCAATCGTAGAAACTGCAAAAGCTCTATTGACATACAACTCTCCACAATTCAGAGCAACAGGAAGAGAAGATAGTGATAGAGATACAGCAAAGGTATTTTCAGATTTATTTCAGTACATTTGGCAAATTAGTCAAGGAGACTTAGAATTAAAACAAGTTATTGACGATTATTATGTGGGTGGTATGGGTGCATTGATGGTATATCAAGACCCAGACGCCGACATGGGTAAAGGGGAAGTAAAGTTAAAAGCAGTAAATCCATTAGATTTATATATTGACCCTAACTCAAAAGACAAGTTTTGTAGAGATGCAGCCCATATTATTATGGCAAGCTATATGACAGATGAAGCAGCAATGCAGATGTATCCTGAGTTTGAAGATATTATTGAAAACTCAGCAGAAGAGCCAGAAGCATCAGATGATTATCCAGTAACGAACCTATCTAAGACAGTAGACCAAGTATTTCCTGGAGATGTTGAAGACAGAGCACATACTTTAAGAAGATATTTAGAGCGTTATACTAGAGAGATTCATAGATACTACAATGTATTTGAACCATTTAGTGAAAGAGAATTTTTATTTACAAGTGAAGAGTTTGAAGCTTACAATTCACAACTATATGTAAGAGTACGTAAAGTTACTGGAGAAGAAACTATAGTATGGGAAGATACTGCAGTTGCAGAACTATTGGATATTATTGAAAAAGAAGGTGCATTATTTCATTTTGCATTACCTCCAATGCAACTTGACCCAAATACAGGTCAACCAGTACCTCAAGAGCCAGTACGTGTACCAGGAGAAGAAGGTCCAGGTTCTATCCCAGGTAGTACAACAGCATTATTGCCTATTACACCAGAAGAATTAAAAGGACTACAAAAATTAAGTTGTTACGAAGTAGATGTTCCTAGAATTAGAATGGTAGCAAGTGTAGGAGACTCATTGCTTTACGAAAGAGTACTTCCTATAGAAGATTATCCTATTGTACCTGTAATGAATATACATTTAAGAACTCCATTTCCTGAGTCAGATGTACGTATTTATAGACCATTACAAGAGTATATTAACAAGATTCGTTCTTTAATTATTGCACACGCTAGTACAAGTACCAATGTTAAACTATTGATACCACGTGGTAGCGTAGATAAAAGACAAGTTGAAGAAGAGTGGGGAAGAGCAGGAACAAGTGTCATTGAATTTGACGCAGAGCTAGGTGCACCGATTGTAGCTGGTCCAGTACCTCTTCCCAATGAATTGTATAAAAACGAAGCAGATGCAAAATCAGACCTTGAATATGGATTTGGTATTTACGAATTAATGCAAGGTGGAGGTAAAGGAGCTCCTGCTACTTATAGAGGTACTATTGTAGTGGATGAGTTTGGACAACGAAGAATTAAAGCTCGTAGAGATGACATAGAAGATATGTTAAATCAAGTAGGTTCTATTGCTGTTCCTTTAATGCAACAATTATATACAGAAGAAAAAGTGATTAGACTAGTACAGCCTAATGGTGAAGAAACTACACAACGTTTTAATTTCTTCAAAGAAATGGAAAATGGAGATGTTGTAAAGTATCACGATATAGGTATAGGTAAATATGATATACAAATTGTATCAGGTTCTACATTACCAACAAATAGAATGGCATTGTTGAATACATATATGCAAATGTATCAAATGGGACTTATTGACCAAACTGAAGTACTTAAGAAATCAGAATTAGTGGATATTGACGGTGTTATGGGTAGAAGTGGACAAATGCAACAAATGATGCAACAAATGCAAGCAATGGAAGAAGAATTGAAGAAAGTCAAAGGTGACTTACAAACAGCTCAGCGTGAAGAAGTTCATGCTAAGAAGCGATTAGAAGTAGAAAAATTTAGTTCAAAATTAGATAAGGTGTCTAATAGAGCTGATATGGCGTCTAGTTTATTTCAAGCTAGGCTCGGAGACCAACAAAGACAGTTGATGAACTCTGAAAACTCAATAGAACAACCAGAAAGTTTATTTGAGGAAGAAGAGAGTTAACGTTAGGAAATAAAAAATGGAACAAGTAGAAAGCAATATAGTACAAGAGAATGCACAAGACCAGACTGTAGAGTCAAGTGATATTCAAGCAGACATTTTTGAACAAGTGTTTAATCCAAAAGGACAAGACCCTTTTGCAGCACAAGCTAGCTCAGAAGAGGTAATTCAAGAGGAAGCGGCATTTGTTGGAAGTGAACCTGTAAGTACTCCTGATACTATTGAAGCAAAAGAAGATGATAGTCAATTTAATTACTGGCAGTCACAAGCAGATAAGACTAAAGCAGAAATGGAAGCTTTAAAAGCTGAAATGGAAGCATTGAAGTCTCAATCTGCTCAACCTAAGCAGGAAATTAGTGAACCTAAACTAGTTAAACCTACTAAGCCCGTGAAACCAGGAGACTATGATTATTCTGAGGCCTTAGCTGACCCAGAAAGTGCTAGTGCTAAGTATTTAGCATCAAAAGAGGACTATCTGGAGCAGATGAGTGATTATGTATTGAAGAAAGATGAACTTAGAGAAGAACAAATGACTAAAGCTCAACAAGAGCAGTTAGCTCGTCAGCAGCATCAAGAAACCTTGAATGAATTGCAGATGAAATTTAACTATACTCCTGAACAAGCTAATGATTTTGTAAAAACTATGAGTTCACCTGAATCATTGTCTTTAGACAATTTAGTAAAGCTACACCAGTTGAATCAGGGCAATGGCCCACAAATAACTGAACAAGTCAGTCAAGAAGCTCAACAGAAACAACAACTAATGAATCAAAGACAAGAAAAACTCTCCATCCCAAAACCGATAGGGGTGCAGCAAGGTCAGAGTGTACAGTCGCCAAGTAAAAACGTAGAAGACAAAATGATGGATGCTATGCTTAGTGATTATAACAAGCGTAACATCTTTTAACAATTAGGAGATTATTATGGCGGACATATATTCGAGAAGCATTGGTGCTGCACCAACAGATACAAGCATCAATGATATTAGAAGAGTGTTTAACTTTGGTGAAAGAGTTGCCGAGTTAAACCCTGCTGCTTCCCCGTTCTTCGCATATCTATCTAAAGTTGCAAAAAAACCAACTGATGACCCTGTTTTTAAATTTTTAGAAAAAAGACATCAATGGCAAAGAAGAAACTTCTTTGTTGATGGAGATGGTTCTGATGTAACTTTAATCGATGGTTCAACAGCATATTCTGCAGGTTTATTAAACCTGTCTGCAGTTGACTTTGATGTAGATTATGATGTGACAGGAAGAAAAACTGGCGTTGCAGCTAAAGTGGAATTTGCTACACCACTTCAAACATTTGTAGTAAAAGGTGTGTTAACAACTGGCGGAGTTGCGAAAGATATTATTCTTTATTATCGTATAAACGCTGCAGGTGTTACCCAAGGAACTGATGATACTGCTATTACAGCAACATTTCAAAAAGCACTTTATGTAGCTAAAGGCTCACAAAGTGCAGTAGATGGAGCTGTAACTGTCGACCAAGCTGCTGGAGCAGTAGATTTTAGTGCTATGGTAGATGCAGATACATTAGAACTTGCAGATAATGCACCTGCACAAATCATTAGTTCAGCTCACGCTGAAGCTAGTGATGCTCCAGAAGGATGGAGAGATGAGTTTTATTCAAGAGAGGGTTATACCCAAATCTTTAAAACTTCAGTACCTTTATTTTCTGGTTCATCTTTAGCTACTCGCTACAGAGGTGACGCTAATGAATACATGAGAGTGTATCAAGAAAAACTAATGGAACACAAAATGGACATTGAAAATGCATTACTATTTGGTTATGGTTCTGCAGATGAATCAGGTAGTGGTCCAGTACGTAAAACATGGGGTATTTTACCTTACACTGAAATTTACGGTAACGTAAAAAACTTTACTTACAGTAATTCAGGGTATGATACTTTTGTTGACGCTATGTCAGATATCTTTGACCCAGAATCATCAGCAGGTGGTAATAAACTTGTTCTTGCTTCTAGAAGTATCATGAACTGGCTTAACAAACTAGGCGGACAATCCTTCCTAGGAAATACTATGGCTGGAAACAGCGGTATGCGTGCTAACTTAGACAAGAATGCTGGTATGTTTAATGGCGTTCCTGTAACTACAGTTGACACTATGTACGGTACATTAAACTTCGTAATGGAACCTCTACTAAGAGGACCATGGGCTGACCATGCTGTTGCGATTGACTTAAACAATGTAGCATACAGACCATTAGCTGGTAATGGTGAGTCAAGAGACACACAAATTATCACTAACGTACAAGACAATGATATTGACGGAAGAAAAGATATGATTCTTACAGAATCAGGTCTTGAAATTTCTCTT